GTGCTGGTGTTGCTTGTACAGCAGGTGATTCTACTACCTCCATAGGTGCAGAATCTTGTAAAGTTTCTAACTCTTTAGCTTGACCTTTATAGTCTTCTGCTTTGTAATCTGCTTTATTAGTTCTTGCTCTACTCATATTAAAAATCAGGTGTAAATACTATGTCTATTTTTCCAAGTCCAGGTATCCAAGCAACTGTAAAAGTTTCAGGTATACCTGATTCTTTCATATCTTCAAAATTCATATCTTGTATATGTATAAAATTTTCTTGCGATTCTTCTACCATAATTTGTTCAGGAAAATTTCTAGCTATTATTCTTGCAAATTCTGCATAATCTTCAGGCATTACACTCCTCCTAACATTGCTTGTAGATTTGGTGGACCTGCTTGTTGTTGTTGCATAGATTGTTGTAACAATGCTTGTTCTTCAGGACTTGGCTCTTCACCACTAGCACTAAAGAATTTTTCTAAAATACTACCAATATTTTTTGGATTGTTATATATCTCAACAATAGCCATCATTGCACCTTTATCTCCTTGTTGAGATTGTTGCAGTAACATCTGATACAATATATCTTCTGTTTTTTGTTTAGTAATTCTTTCATTAATCTGTTGTAAATTTTCTAAACCATCCATTTCTTGTTGCATAGTTTCTCTATCTATAATTCCTGCTTGCATTAATTGCAATCCTGTAATTATTTTATTAGGTGCATCAAAAGAAGCCATAGCACCATATTTTCTTTTAGTTACATAATTCTTATCTATGTCTGTATTAGGTGTATAGCTTTCAGAAAATGCTGCACCTTTATATGTTCCTGTTAGTGGTTTTCTTTTATTACCAAATAAAACTTCATCTAGCTCTAATCTTTTAGCGTCTATTTCTTGTAAAGCATATTCAAGTATTGTATGGTATTCAGTTACCATTTGGCTGACGCCAGATTCCAGTTCTTCTAGACCTCTACCGGTTACAAAGGAATTAGGTGAAATAGCATCGTCTTGAACTGGATATCCAGCCACTACTCTTAACTGTCTTTCTAATCTACCTACAGCTTCAAACAACTGATACGGTAAGTTAGTAACAGGCTTTACTACTTGTGAGCCAGGTGTTAAGTAATTAATAGCATTTCTGCCTTTTCTGTATTGTCCTGATTCTATTTCTCCAACAATATTTGTTTCTGTAAATACAGCATCTTCCATAGCAATAACAGACAAAATGTTTATTTTTGCCATAGAAGCCATAAGTCCAACTACTTGGTCAAACTGTCCTTGTAATCTATCAAAACTAAATCTTTTAGCTACTACAAAAGCTGGACCTGATTTAAGAGGGTTAGGTACAAAATCAACTATTTTTTTAGAAGCAACGTGAACAACGTATGTACCTTCTATATTCATATACTCTAATATGACATCACCACTTTCATCAGAGTTTTCCCAACTACCATCATCTGTGTATCTTAAGTTGTAACTATCATATGATTGATTTTCATCATCTTGACTTTCATACCAAGATTTAAGCTCAGGATACATATCTATAAGTTTTCTTATAGGAACTTTTTGTATTATGGCAAGTTCATCAGGTTGTTGTGTATTTCCAAAATAACCAGGAAAACAATCGTAAGGATTTCTTAATTCTGCACAAGGATACATATTTCCATTCATATCCATCTTTGTTGTTATTACCCATACAGCAAAACCATATCCTGGTAACCATCTAGCTACTTGTGGTAGCTGTAATTCTAATCGTTGCATATTGTCGTATGCAGATATAATTCTTTCTAACTTATCTTTCTTAACTTTGTTTCTTTGTGAATCTCTAGCGTTTGTAATGTGTACATCTAGATTAGGTACTTTACCAATTTTTTGAGATAATCTATCTAGTGCAGATAACATAAGGTTTGGTGCTGGTATTGTATGTGAATCATTATTATCTAATCCAGGACCAAGTAACTGTCTTATACCATCTTCTCCACCATTTAAAATTGCTCTAAATCTTGCTCTGTCTGTAAGTGCATCATCGTGCATTCTTTTTAAGTGTGATGCTCTTTCAATAATATCTTGTGGCTTCATTTAACTCCAGGGTGTTTCATTCCATTGTACACTATTATAGCCATCAAAACTAGGAGTGTACTCTATTCCTATATCAGCATAAACTAATTTTGTCAACTGTCTAACAACTTTCATTGGAAACCAACTCGCCATAACAACATCAGATTTATACCCTCTACCACCAGTTCCTTTAGATGCAAAGTAAACTAACTGTTTAGTGTAAGTTATAGATTTAGATTGAGCGTCAGCATCATAAAAAGGTAACTCTATCATTTGGTCATTAAACATAGGTGCTAAAGATGTAACACCAAATTTTTCATCCCATTTGTTTTTATGTGTTTCGTGTCCTTCTAACTTTATTCCTTGCACATTACAATATTCTTTAATTCTTTTATCTTGACGTATTGCTTTCTGAAAACCATTTTCTTCTATAACCCAGTGGTAGCATCCATACTTTTCGTGCCAAGATTTAATTAAAGCAAATGCTTCATCTAAACCACCACCTTGATGATTTTCCATATCTACCATTGTCAACTTAATAGAAGTAGAATTTGTTTCTACTGCCCATAAAAAGCCTGCTTGATATCCTGTAGCTGCAGGGTCAAGTCCTGCTACTAAGTATGAACCTTTTGGTATATGACCTAAAGCAATATTAGGGTTGTAACATTTTTCTATTTGTTCAGGATTAAACAATCTAAGGCTGTCTGCATACGCTTTATTTAAATAAACCATTTCAAAATTCTTAAGACCACCTGTAGTCATTGCATCACGCTTTCTATTCATTAACCATTTAAAAGTTCTTTTACCTGACCACAACATACAATCTACGTGTTCTTGTTCTTCAAACTCTGCTATATCACACATACTATCGTGTGCTTCTTCTACAATAGTATCCCAAGCTTCTGACTCTAAAATTGCAGAATATAAATCTTCAGGGTGCTGTCTGGAACCTATAAGCACCATAGCTGTATGTTCCTCTTTTCTAGAACCTAATGTAGTTGTCCACCAGTTCTTTGTGTTTTCTCTTGATGCAGGTTGCATAGTAGAACTATGGTCTTCAATGTCATCTGCAATAATTAAATCACAGTCACGAGATAATATCTTACCACCACGACCAATACCAATCATTGTTGGAGATTTAATACCAGCTACTGTTCTAGTGGATACTGTAAATCCATTTCTAGACCACATCTTACCTGCTCTAGTTGCAGGTTTAAAGTTACCGCCAGGTCCACAAAAATCTTCTTTTAGTTTTTCATTTTGTTCTAATGTATCCATTACAGACATAACAGAGTTCATAGCAATATCTTCGTTACCACCTACCCACATAATTCTTATATTGGGATTTCTACAAATAAGCCATATAACAAAATGTATTAACAACTCAGTTTTACCGTGTCGTGGTGGACTTAGTATCATTTGTTGACCACCATTAAGTAAAGCTTTGTTAATAGATTTTATCCATCTGTTATGAAAGTCTGCTGTTTCAAAAGGTATACCTTGTTCAGTTAAAAAGTATCTATCTCTAAAATTTTGAAAATCTTCTAATGATTGTTTAGCATCATCTGATACTTCCCAGTTTTCAGCTTGTTTATCTTTTTCGTAATCTTCTTGAAATGCACCTAATAATCTAGATATGTGAGCTGGTGTACATCCTAACTCTTTAGCTATTTCTTGTCTATCCATTCTGCCTTGTATTAAATCTAAAGCATAACCTTGGTTTACAAACTTATCATACAAAGCACCACGTCTAACTTGTGTGACTTTACCTTTATTAGCTTCTTTAATTTCAGGTTCGTATTCTCTACCCTGTTCTTTATATCTAGCTTTTCTTTTTTGTTCACGCCACATACAAGTGTCAGAACAATATTTTCTTTTATTTTGTGGTAACTTCTCTTCGCAATCAGGTGATATGCAAATTATATTTTTAGTTACCATTTATGTTTTGCTGCCCAGTATGCAGCCGACATTTTACCCTTCTTGATATTTTTAGCGTGCCTAGCTCTAAAAGCTTTATTTCTTTTTGTTCCTTTTGGACTTCCTTTAACACCTTTTTGTCCAAATCTAATTAACTTAACTTTGCCACCTGATTTAGCAAGTACAGCGTGTGACTTAGTTTTGTGATTAGGTGTAGCTTTAGGTTTATTGTAACCTGAAAACTTTTCACCTCTATATTCAATAGCCACTACTTCCAACCTCTTTTTAATTGTTTGTAAGCTTTTTTAGATATAGTAGAGTTTTTCTTAGAACGTGATGTTCCAGCTTTCTTTCTTTTATTAATGTTACCTACTAAACTATTTTTCTTCTTGCGTGCCATTTATATTCTCCATATTCATATTGTAATCATTTACAAACTTTTCAACTAAAGCATCTATCTTACTAATGTTTGGTTTCTTATTAGTGATAAGACTGCCACAAGCTTCAGACAAATCTATTGACCACTCTTTTAAATCTTGTGGACTAGTAAAAATATTTCTTTTGTTTTTAATTTTAGCCATACTTAGTTATTCTTTTTTTAATTCTATTAGCGTGTGACTTTTTGTAATTAACTTTATCTTCTGCATCTAGCATCTTATAAAGTTCTTTATTAAATGGGTACACCTTGCCTGGCAAAGTTCTTTTACGAGCCATTATCTTTTTGGTTTTCTACCAGCACCATAACGCTTTTTTTTACCTTTTTTAGTCATTGGCATAGTTATCTCCTAATCTTCTTATTATATTCTGTACAACCTAGATTAACACATTTTTTGTAACTTGATGTAATCTCATACTCTTTATTACATAATTTACATTTTGTTATTTTCCTCATTACCTTATTATACTAACCTAGGGGAGCGAAGTGCGTTAGCCTCCTTACGTGCTTCCCCCCCCATAAGTTGCGAAAAAAAATTTTTTTATTATACTGTGGTACATAGGCATTTGAAATCAGTAGCTCATAAGGAATGGTTTCAAAGAACATATTCAGTGAAGGATAAAGTCGATTAGCTACACGATGTTAACTAGGGTTAAAGCCTATTACTTCACATATTTAAATGTTACTAAATTTAGTTCATTCTGGTTTTTGGGAGGGAGTGACACAGGGTACGCTGTACGCACTACACACCTCAAGCGTACTATAGAAAAAACTTCTTTTTTTCTTTCTCTTTACCAGCAATAGTGTGTTAATATAGGACAATGGGAACGGTGGTGTAGATTATCAATCTATACCTTCTTGATTGTTCACAATGCCTGTAAACAAACCTACACCACTTTC